CTTAGTCAAATACACTTCGTATATTGATACTAACGTTTCATAAGCGTTCGTTTATTTATTTAGTGAAGTGAAAATAGCAAAATTTCTACAGAGGTTTTGCTTTCGCTTTCTTCTATAAGATTGTTTGGAGACGTTTAATTTCTTTCTTATATTAGTATGTATAATATGAACAGTCATTCAGCTGGATACTAGGTGATGCTATAAGACCCAGCTTAAATGTATAAACGTTCAAATGGTGTAAGAACTCACAAATAGTGAGGTCCTTGAAATGAATGAAATCTTATTAAATACCTAGTTACGATGCTAGGGGGTGTGATTCCCAAGGGTAATAAGTATAAGTTCAAAGTAAAAAACATAAAAATTGGGTTTTTTTATACCCGGGCTATCAGCTTGTAAAATTTTAAGCGTTGTTTATACCTTTGTATTTTCAATACCTAAGTCAATAGTTATAACTGGAGCGAATAGGGGTGGTAATAGAGGCTTGATAAGGTTTAAACGTTTAAACGTTACCTTTAGAATAATTAGGAATACCTTAATACCCTTCGTATATTAATATCACAATGGAACAAGAGAACCTCTGCAATAATAAAAAAAAGGCAGTGGTAGATAAGGAATTAGCCTTTATTTACCCTCGATTAGTTGCAAATTCAGAACGTATATGTTCTTATAACTCAGACAATTGGGCTGAGGATCTCTTAACCATAGTCATAGAATACTTCATGAAAATGGACATTGATAAGCAATATGATATCGTTACTACTCCATCTAAAAATGCTTCATCACTAGAGAAATATTTAACTAAGTCAATGTCACTATCAGTTAAATCCTCTACATCTCCTTTCTATAGACAAATCAGGATGAAAATGGAATCACATAGAGAATTAATTACCAATTTTGATTATACCCCTATGATTGGTAATGATAATCCAGATGAAGAAAATATTTGGGAAGAGAATTTGGATAATGTAAGAGATATCGTATCTTCACTTCATTATTACGATCGTTATTTAATTGATGAACATTATTTTAAAGGGAAACGTTTAGATGAAATAAGTGAAACAACCCAGATATCAACTTGGAGATTATCTAAAGATATAAAATTAGCATTATTAAAATTAAAAGAAAAACTAAAATAATATGGAACAAATTTACTGGCTACTTTTAGCCTCAACTTCAGTATTATCAGTATTAGGTACAATTATCTATTTTAAATGGGATACCATTAAAGCCTTGGGTCGTAAAAAAATTACATTTGTATTTACCAAATCTGGTGTTAGAGATGAAGTATATGATGTATTTAAAGAGATGAACCCTCAATACAGAAGATACATCAGAAACCAAGTTCGAGAGTATTTAAAAGAACTTCAAAATGTTAAAACAAAATAATAAAATGGTTAGATTACATTTTAAAGAAAAAACACCTGAAAGGGGTGAATATGCTGATATTGAGAGAATAGATTTTTTAATAAACAATGAATTACCTTTAAATGATAAAAAACATGGAAAAAAACATTTCAGTAAAAGAGTTAATGGGCCAAAAACCCCAAAATGATTATAATTTAGAAATACTACCTCAATTTATTACATTTGATGAAGCAAATAAATTCATTAAATTAATAGATAAGTCAGATAAGATATCTTCAACAATAGGTTTAAATGGTCAAGAGGTACAAAATAGTTCTAGAATATCAGAAACAGTAGCATTATGTGATTGTACAAAAATTGTTATGGACCTTAAAAATAAGGTAGCTAAACATTTAGGTGTACCAGTAGCTAACATTGAACCAGTACAAGCACAAGTTTATGGTGTTGGAGGTAAATTCGAAGACCATTACGATGGTTTTGATGCCCCAAACTTAATTAAATTTGGTTTAGGGTCAGGTAATAGAACTAAAACATTAATGATATATTTGAATTATGATTTAGAAGGAGGTAGCACTACATTCCCCAATATAAATCAATCATTTATGCCATTTACAGGAACCGCTTTAGCTTGGGATAATTTAAATGACAAAGGAGAACCAGATGTACGTTCTAAACATAGTGGAGATAGAGTAGCTGTAGGTAAAAAATATATTTTAACATTTTGGGCTAGAGAACGAGAATTTGATTATACTGAAGACTTACGTTTATACAATGAACATATGGCTGAGCAACAAGGGTTACCACCAAAATATAGTAATGCTGAATATCACGTAATTGACACACCATCAGCGGTAACTAACATTATTACTTCGATAATGATGGAGCAAAAGAATAAGGGTAAACAAGAAACAGGTATTACAGAAATAAATGGAATGTCAAAATTATATTCATTAGATGATTACCCAGCTCAACGAAATCAAATTCACCAAATATACTTACCAATTGCTGAAAAATTATCAGGTCAAAAATTAGAACCTACCTTCGTGTATGGATTAAGAGAATATGGTAAAGGTGCTGTATTGAAAGCTCATCGTGATCGTGTTTCTACACACCAAGTAAGTTTTAGTATAACTTATTTTAAAGACCACGATTGGCCAATAGAATTAGAATTAGAAAATACTAAAATGTATCCTATAGAATTAAAAGCAGGACAATCTCTTTACTATGAAGGGGCACGCCAGAAGCACGGCAGAACAAAACCATTTAAAGGTAATAGTTATATCAATCTATATGTTCATTATAAAGTAGTAGACCAACCTAAACCTAAAAATAAATCCCATATTAAAATGATTTAATGGATTCACGTTATTTAAAAAAGAAAAAATTAGAGAATAAAGATAAAGTTATGAAAGCACTTGAAGAACAAAGAGGTAAATATGATGAGACTTTTGAACTGTGGAACGCTAAACAAGCAGAGTTAGAAGAAAAACGAAAAGAATTACAATATGAGTATAGAAAAAACCAAAGAAAAGACTATAATAAAGAAAAAGGACCAAACAAATATGATTACATGGATTAAACTAGGTGACTTAATAGAACGAATAACTTATTACACAGGAATTCAATGGGTATTTTATAAATTCGTAGATAAGAAAGATTGTGGTTGTGATAAACGCCAAGAGTACTTAAATAATATAAATAAAAGAAATGACTAAATTAGAATTAATTAACAAAAGTTTTGTAGGAGTAATAGCACATATATCCAGTGATACAAAACTAGAATCATTAGAACAATATATTAACACAAATAAAGAAATATTTGACAACTTTAAAGGTATTATTGTAGCAGCAAATTATGTTGATATGCCTTGGTTAGATAAACGATTTAATTCATTAATACTACGTCATCACGAGATATGGTTAAAATATTATCCAGATGTTAAATTCATTGATTTAGACGAGAACAGATCGCATACATTTGGTACGCTCGATTTAGATGGTGCTGTATTTGATTATTGTAAAGAAAATGATATAGAGTGGTTATTTAAAGTAAATGATGATATGTTATTTACACCTGAATTCTTAGAAGATAAGGAATTACCTGAGGCTGATTTTTATTATTGGAATGGAATTGGTTATGGTGGAATGACAAAGTATGATTACAATATAGATAGAATAGCTAAGGAGGATTTCTACCCACAAACCACTCAATACTTCATTAACACAACTAAACTACCAGAATTACATAATAAAAAGGGAGTAGATGATGCTTATAATTACACACAAGGTTTAGAAAATTATAATGGTAGAGTATGGGAATTAATAGAGGGATTTACGTGTGAAGACTTCCTTAAAAATGCAGTTACAAAAAATAACCTTACTAAACACCATATGATTAAACCTGACACATATATACGTTTACTTAATTTTGTTAAGGCAAATAACATACATGATTGTAGTCATAAACAATTAATTATAGATGGAACGGTTCATTTACAATGGCCTAACGAAAAATGTATAATCATATAAAATAATTAAAAGTATGTTGGAAAATGTTTGGCTCCCGCGTAAAAGGATGTTACATTTACCATATAAATAATAACGGCAATAATGCCACAAATAAATAAATAAAAATAAAAGTTATGAAAAAAGTAGAAAAACACGAAATGAAAAATTTAATTAAACAATTCATCTTGATTACAGAGTACACTGAAATGGAAATGGGAACTGAAGAGTGGTTAGAAATGATTGCTTACGTAATTGGTTTCGAAGGTGATAATGAGGATTTACTTGATATGGATTTTGATTTTGATGCTGATGAGGCTGTTGAAATATTAGAATCATTAAATGTTGAAATATTATAATAATAAATAAATAAATTAAAATAAAGGTTATGGCAAAAGCAGGATTAATTACAAGAAACAGACAAGAAGAAGTAGCAGTAGAGTTACTTACTAAAGCTTACAATTATTTAGAAAAAAAATTAAACACAACTACTAACTTAGTATTCTCTAGAGAATGTAGTTATGGACACGATAGTTTCCATGCTGGTTTTTATTGTGATAGTAATGATAAAGAAGTTCGTATTAACTTTAGAAACCTATATGGGCATAGTATTGCTACAATGATTAAGGTATTAGGTCACGAGATGAGACATGCAGTTCAATATAAGAAAGGTATGTTAAGTGATTATGCAGGTGTTCGTGGCCGTAAAATAAGAAACACTAATGATTACACTTCAGGTATATGGAATGGTAAACGTGAGTTTGTTCGTTATATAGATGCTCCATGGGAAATAGATGCTCGTAAATACGAAAGTCAATATGCTGATGAAGCTATTAAAGCATTAAACATTGAAGAAGAAGTTAAAACTATACTTCCAATGGGTAAACAAACAAATAAAGATAAAAAAGCTACTTTAGAACTTGTTAAATCTAAAGGTAAACATATATTATTATCTAACTCTTGGATTACAGATAAGAAACGTAAGCAAGGAGGTGGTTACACATTTGTATTAAACAAAGATTTACCTAAAGATTTTAACATTAAGAATACTAAAGATAACCAATGGTTATATGAACAACAAAATATTTTACAATTTATGCCTTGGGTTAAAGAAGAAGTGCCTTATGGAGGACTTGAATTTGAAAATTTAATATACTAACAATAAAATGAAAAATAAAAAATTAGCAATTATATCTTGTAAAGCAAAAAAAAAGGACTACAAATGTAGTGCCGAGGAAATGTATAGTGATTCTCCTCAATATAAACATCAAATACATTTTATTAAAGACTACTATGATGATTATATGATATTATCGTTAAAATACGGTATTATAAGTAGGGACACTATTATAGCGCCGTATAACATGACTTTAACTAAATCGAGTAATTTTCAACGTTCTGCACCAACTATAAATGATGAATCAAAACAACGTTGGGCATTAAAAGTCAAAAAACAACTATCACAATTATACTTTAAATACGATAGAATAGACTTACATTTATCAGATGCATATGCTACAGAATTACAAGAAATATTATTTGCATTACCAGATTTTAACTTAGTCAAATTACCTAGTATATTACAATTTAAACAAAATTATCATAAGGCAGCAGAAATAAATAATAACGAAGGTGACGTGAATACTGAAGTCGTATCCAATTATGTTAAATGGAGAAATAATTATAAAAACGAATTATTAAATAAAAAAATAGTATTACCGTGGAGATAAAAAACATACCAATTGCATCATTAAATCCAGCAGAATATAATCCAAGGATATTAACTGATGAACAAAAAGATAATATAAAAAATTCACTAACTAAATTTGGATTTGTTAACCCAATCGTAGTCAACGATAATCCTAATAGAAAAAATATATTGATTGGTGGACACCAACGTTTAAAAGTAGCTCAAGAAATGGGTTATACTGAAGTTCCTGTGGTATATGTTAATTTAAATGAGGAACAAGAACGCGAGTTAAACATTAGGTTAAATAGAAATACCGGCGAATGGGATTTAGAATCATTAGCTGAACATTTTACTAAAAACGAATTAGATAACTGGGGATTTGATGACGAGGAATTAGCTGTGTTATTTAAAAACATGACTAAAACAAAAACTAAAGATAACGACGATGAACCATTTGAAGGTGAAGAAATAGATTTAGAATTAGATTATGACCCAGCTGATAAAATGGTTATAATAGTATTTTATGATGAAGCAAAATATAACGACTATAGGAAATGGCAAAGTCAATATGACGGTGAAGAAGCCGATTTAATATATGACGCAGTAAAAAAATATACAAATGGAAGGTAGAAAAAATAGTGATGCTGATTACAATGCTCGTATTGAACGTTGTATTAAATACAGACAAACACCTAATACATCATTAAAAAAGTGGATTGAGATATACGATAAAGAATATAATTTATCTCAAGGTCAAGCAAATGCCGACTTTGCTAAAGCAGGAGAAATAATAAAAAAATCAAAGGAAGAAGAACGTAAAGCATATTTGTCTGCTATTGAAGCACAATTAGATGTTGTTTATAAAGAAGCTGTTGATGGTATTTTACAAGTTAAAAAGGATAATCAAAACACTAAGAAAATGTCTTTATCCTTTATTAAGGCATTACAAGACGAGTTAGATTCCCATCCTGACCAAATTCAAACTATTATCCCTATATTAAATAAGTTAATTGATACTATTAATAAATCAAATTATAACGAAAGTAAAGTAATTGAGATAATGGGTAAATGGAGAGGATTAGAACAACCACAAACACAAGTAAATATTCAGAATAACTATAAATTAAATTGGGGCGATACTGAAACCGAAACAACTGACATATGATGATTTCTATAATACTCTAATGGAAACACTTACTGACTTAGAATATGAGTTTGTAGCTAAGGAAGAGTATGAAAAAGCGCAATTGATGCTTAATGCACAGAAGGAATTAGAACAAGATAGAGAAATATATAGAATATTAAATGGGGATTGATTTATTCACGACCGGAAGTTATTATAGAAAAATAACCTACGATAGTAATAATGTAATGGTGGAATGGGAAGATAACTATGGTAACGGCGAACATTATAAATTAATAGATAATAAATGGACAGCAATAAAACCATATAACCCACATATTATAATCCAGCGTAGACGTAAACATAATACTTGGGATAAATGAACATAACATTATTCACACCACATCAAGGGCAAAAGCAAGTAATAAATAATTTTAGTGATAGCGAACATAAATTTGGAACAGTAGTTACCTCAAGACAGTGGGGTAAATCATTATTAGGACAAAATCTATTACTATATTGGTTATTAGGAAAATCAAATCAAAAGGGATGTTGGATTAGCCCTATATACAATCAAGCCAAGAAGGTATTTCAAGAATTATCAGATGCCTCCCATTCAATTATCCAATCATCAAATAAAGCAGAATTAACATTAAAATTTATTAATGGTTCAACAGTACAATTCTTAAGTAGTGAACGACCAGATAGTGTAAGGGGATTTTCATTCAATTATATGGTTGTAGATGAAGCAGCCTATGTTAATGAACGTGGTTTTGAAACAGCCATATTACCTACGTTAACTGCTATTGGTAAAAAATGTTTAATTATATCTACACCTAAGTCTAAAAATTGGTTTTATAAGTATTACCTTAAGGGTATCGACGATAGTAGTGAATACATTTCGTTTCGCGGGCAATCAACGGATAACCCATATATAGACCAATCATTCATTGCTGAGCAACGTAAATCATTACCTGATGATATTTTTAGACAAGAATATTTAGCTGAATTCACTGATGCGGGTAGTGAGGTATTTAGAGGAGTAGATAATGCTTGTATAGTAACTCAATATACTAATGGGGATAAAGTAAATAGATGCTTTTGTGGAATTGATACAGGTTTAAGTAATGATTATTCAGTGTTAACTATAATGAATGAAGCAGGTAGGGTATTATTAATTGATAGACTACGAGGTGAAAACATAAACACAATTGCTAATCGATTTAATGACATATTATCCAGATTTAGAATCGAAGGTGGTTATGTAGAGGAAAATGGTATAGGTGCGGCTATGAGAGATTTAATATTACCTAGAAATAGACGTATACGAGGATTTACAACAACACAAGATAATAAAACAACAATAGTAAGAACATTAATAAGTGATTTAGAAGCAGGTATAATTGAATTACCAACTAAGGAACTTGAACCAGAATGTTATAAAGAATTATCACTATACACATATAAATTATCTACTAATGGTAAATTAAGTTTCACCCATCAAAATGGTATGCACGATGATATTGCTGATGCTATTATGTTAGCAAACCATGCTAGAAATCAAATACGAACAAACGCAATGTATATTAGTCCAGCTCAAAGGGCAGTTAAACCCTCATTTGGAGTTATGTAACAAATCCTAATTAATAAAAAACAATATTTATGGGTAATATGAAGAAAAATTATAAATTAGAAATACCTGAGTATTTGTCAATTGATAGGTATCAGCGTCTTCAAAATCTAGAACACCTAAGTGAATTAGGTAAACTAATAGAAGCGATTCATGTGTTTACAGGTATAGATCGTGATGAATTAAAAACATGGGATATAACAGATTTAGGTAGGGTAGCTAGAGATTATAGTGCAATTGATACTCAAGAACAATTTTATCCATTAATAAAATTAAATGATAAAACCTATGGGTATGCAGACATATCAACTATGTCATTAGGCGAGTTTATTGATTTAGAGAACCTATGTAAAAAACCAAATGTTAACTTACACGAAATTATGGCGGTACTATATCGTGAAGTTAAAAGTCATAAATTTGACAATTTTATTTGGAATGTAAAACATAATGTTCAAATATCTAAAAATAAAGTAGACAACGTATTTAAATGGTATAAAATAAAAAAATATAATAGTGACGATAGAGTTGTAGATTCTAATGTAATGAAAGAATTACCAGTACCATTAGCATTAGGAGCATTAAGTTTTTTTTTGTCAACCGCCAGTCTACACTATCTAAATTCTCTGACCTCTTTGGAGAGACCAGTAGCAGAAAGAACGATGATGAAAATAGCGAAGACAACGACAATGGAAGCTTTAACTCACATTGGGGGTGGTTTGCGACAATATATTCTCTTTCCAAGACAAATATACTCTCCATCACTGGGGGAAACAGTATCACTGAATTAAATTTTAGTTTTGTCTTAAATTATCTAGCAATAGAAAAAGATTATAGAATGTTAGAAATACAAGCCGAAAAACAACAGGCAAATAAAAATAGAGTAAGACTTAAATAACATAAATTATGGCATGCAATTGTAATAAAGCAGATAGAAGAGAAGTGTGGAAAAGACACATAGCAGGATTTGATCCTAATCGTATAGCAGCACAACTAATGGTTCAATTATCATTGGTTAAAGAATGTATCACTAAAGGTGATCCAGATGCTGTAATAGTAAAAAAAACTAAAATAGAAGAGTAATGACATCATTAGAAAGTATAGTACAAACATTTAGAGATGCAGCAGATGCTCATTTGTATGTTAATTCATTTGCATTTGGTAGCATTGATTATTTAGATGCATCATCTCAAAACATTAAGTATCCCTATGTCTTTCTAAGACCATTACAAAGCCCTGGATACTCACAAGATACTAGATTAAGAATATTATCATTCGAATTATATGCTTTAGATGTTCCTAAATTAAGTAACCAATCACCAGAAGGTGTAATGTCTAAAATGGAACAAGTATTATATGATTTTGGAGGCTACTTAAACTGGGGGCCACCAAGCGATAATCAATCAAATGGTGTATCTTATGATATACAATCAATTACACCTACATTAGAGGCATTTATGGATCGAGTATATGGGTATGTAGCTACAATTCAGTATACAGAAAGTGGTATTTACGATTATTGTAATTTTCCTAAAGTATAAAAGTGACTACAGATAATTTAGACATAGCGTTAAAAGATTTTGGACAACGTATAGTTGATGAAATGCAAAATCAATTGTTCGAGAATAGATCTGTTAATACAGGTGATTTAGCTCGTTCAATTACATCTACTCTTATTAAAAATCAAGATGTAGAAACGCTACAAGTGTCTTTATTATGGTATGGTGAGTTACTTGAGGATGGTGGACCAGCAAGACGTGCAGGTGGAATGCCTCCAATTAGACCAATTGAAGGATGGATTAAACGTAAGAAGATACCTGTACCCTCAACATTTAAATCACCTAGTAATTTTGCTTGGGCGATAGCTAAAAGTATAGCTAAAAAAGGTGCTACAAAATATTCTAAAAAACCATTTATATTAGAATCAATTACAAATGCTGCCTCCAATTTTGGAACAGCAGCAATAACAGCAGGAGTAGAAGCCGATCTAATAAATAATATTAATGTGGTATTTACAAAAACCGGAGGAAAAGTAACATAATATGTCAGCAACACCAAGTTTAGATTTAATTTCATCCCCATTTGCAGTTAATGCTACGACAAATAATTTACCTTTTGTTGTAACATCTCCATCTGCATCAGCAGCACAATTTAAATTAGTAACAGACATTTATATTCCTCAAAGATCATCAGCACGTTTAACTCGTATTAAAACCGCACCAAGTGCTAGTTTGTGTATGGTGGACATAGCTAAAATAGCAAGCGATTATCTAACGTATGATACGCCAATGACCATAATACGTGGTGTTGGTTCATTTACAAATGCTGCTAAATTTAAAATAATAATGGGAGAGGAATATGCTGATTCTCCTAGTGGTTCAATTGTTCAATACGATGGTAATGGTAATGTAGGTGAGCCTAATTTTACAGCATCATTTAGTGGTTCAGCTGATAAATTGGGTACATTAATACCTGCAGTAAACGAATATAGTAATTTAACTTATAATTGGCCTGAATCTCAATGGTATGCAACTTTAAATGGAGCTAATGCAACACCATTTTTAACTAACGATCCTAACTTTACATTAAGTGGAATTGTTAATGCTAACCCAGCAGGCACACCAACTAAAAAAGTATTTCCTTATGATTTTGAAACCATATCAATGATAACTGATGGGCAATATAATGAGGGGTTTGAGGTATCTGCTTCAATATACTCTGGTAGCACAATAGTATACACTGATAATAGTTATTTTGATACTCAAAATGATAGGACATTAGCTCCATTATACCATATAGGAATTGGTCCTGCTAATTTAGCAAATTCAAATGCAACAGCAGCCTCCTACATAACTGGAAGTTGGACTAAAATACAATATAATTTTGAGTTTGTTAGTGGTAGTACTCATCCAAAGAATAGGGTAATAGAATTATTAAACGAGGAATGTAGTTATTACGATCAAAATTTAACTAGAACAAATCCAGGCGATGCGGATAGTAGAAGAATAAAAGGTAGAACACGATTCGCTTTTATTAACAAATATGGAGTAATGGATTATTACAATGTAAACAATCCAGTAAAGAAATCATCTAAAATAACACGTAAAAATTACACGCAACCACAATTACCATGGCAGACATTGAATACAAGTAGTGGCGCAATATTTGACGCTAATAAACGTGGTAAAGACACATATTCAACTACATATACTGACGAATTTGAAGTAACAACCGATTATTTAGATCAAGAATTAAGTGATTGGTTAACTGAATTAATTGAGTCACCATCTGTATTCATTCAAAATGAAACATTAAGTAATTTAGCTGATATAGAATCAAATCAATTTTATAGTGAACGTTCTACTTCACCAAGTGGATTTGAACCAATACGAATTAAAAACGCTAGTTACACTTGGAGAACCAATAAATTTAAGCAAAAGGTATTTCAATACGATATTAAGTGGGAATTGAGTAACATAACAACAACTAGAAGATAATGGCAGGAACACCAAGAACCATAACCATAATTCAGGAACCTACACAATTAAATACTGTGTATACTAAATTATTGTATAGTGTAACTACTACTAATTTTTCACTTCCTCAATATAAATTTGTTTGTGATATAGAAGATCATGCTGGTAATTTAATTCAACGAATAAAACAACCTGCTAACGAGACAGGACACGCTATATTCAATGTTGCTGTTCCTATTAGATCACAATTAACAGTAGACGATACTTTATACATTCAACATCCTACTGCCTCATATGGTAATGGAGATAATAGTATAATAAATTCATATTCACAATTTATAATTAAATTTGGAGAAGAATATGGAACATCACCTTCATCATCAGTAACAATATACAATGGAAATGGTGGTATAGGAGACCCAGCAGTAACAGGCACAGTATTATCATTAGGTAGAATGGTATGGGAACCTTGGAGTAATAGTTTCTTTAATTCCTCATCAGCTGCACCACCATATTCAACCAGTGAAACAGGTAGTGTAAATTATTGGTATAATGAACTAGATCCAGCAAGCGTATACTTTGTAACAGCATCTTTATTTATTAATGGTGTTTCTGCTTTACAATCTTATGGTAGTGGTTCTTTAACTTATTATGATAACCCAGGAGAGTATTACTTTGAAGTTAAAATCCCAGGATCAAATAACCTAGCACATAGGTATTCCTTAGATATATACAATATGAGTGAGCAAGTATCAGTCCTTAGTACAGGGTATGTTTCCGCTCCACCATCATTTTCACAACAAACAGTTATAACAGCTTCTTTTACAGGTAGTTTAGGTAACTTATATGGAGTACAATTAAATGCTGTACCAACAGCATCATTTACCGCACCCTCCCTTAATGCTTATTATTCAGCTAGTGATTATACGGGATCTTCTTTTTTGGTTAGTTCTGGTCAATATCCTTTATTTCCTGGTAATGTAATAAATGTAAGTGGTCAAAGTAGTGCTACACCATATGAAATAGAAGCTAATGAAGTTTCAGGTTCTACTATAGGCCAAGCATTAGAAGCATACCCAACATTAGAAGATTTTTCATTAAATGAAATACCATTTATACCACCTTTAGCTACAGGTAGTTTTCAATCGTGGAATTGGAATGCTCAAGACATTAGAGTTAACTGGACAGATTCAAACCCAAATTACAGAGGATTTGATAAAACAAAAACAATATTAACTAATTGGCCCCAATATCAATTAGAACAATTACCAAATGAGCGTCCATATGATAACTTAGCATTACAAGGAGAAAATAGATTTAGAGGAGTAAGTGAAAATGATTTAGGTATTGTATCGTGGTTTAATATATCAGGTTCAATAAATCCATCAGGTTCCACAGGACGTGAATATGCAGTTAGTTTATATTATTTTAGTCCATTATCATCTTCATTAGAAACAGGACAATCAAATTCTAGTGCATCATTTAGTGGTTCAGAATTAAATGGATTTTCTACAGGTTTAGTTAATTCAGGTTCAGGTGCAAATATACCATTTTGTTCAGGACCATTATTTCCAGCTAATTTACCAACGTTAGACACTAGTGTAGAATGGAATTTCTTAAAATTACAAATTAATGAATCATCTATAAATTGGTGGAGAAGAGACGAACCTTGTCCTTGGGAAACTAGAAGTAACTTTGCTTTTATTAATAAATGGGGTGTATGGGATTTTATAGGATTAAATACAACAACAAATAAAAATGCTGTAATAAATGAACGTAATGAATTTATGTCAGTAAATGTTAACTATAATACATCAACAGCACCTTACTCACCATACAATAGAGGATTTGAACAATATTATTTAAAACAAGATTACAAATATAAAATTAGCACTGATTATATAGCAGGTGTACATAGTAATTATTTAGGTGATTTTGCGATAGAGAATTTCTATCAAGAATTATTTACATCACCCAATGTAATGTTACAAGTAGATGATACATTCGTTCCTATTAATCTTACTAATAGTAAGTTTGAATATAAGACAAACAAAAAAGGACAGAAAAAATACCAAGTAGAAATTGAGTATGAGTTTTCTAATAAACCAAGAAGTAGAACATAATGAGGGATCTAGTATTAAGAGTAACATATGAGAACGTAGTAACGGATTTAGACATTGATTCTAATATCCCATTACGTTTAGATATATCAGCATTCGATAATTCAAGAATTGGAGTATTATTTGGTGTTGGTTCTCAAACATTTGACTTACCAGGCACTAAGAAAAATAATGTATTCTTTAAAAATGCATATGAAATTGGAGCTACAGATACCCCAGCATTATATAATTTTGTTGACGCTTCAGTATTATTAGATGGCGACGAAATATTAGCAGGTAATATGCAGTTATTAGAAGTAATAACAAGTGTAGATGGATATGTTACTTACAAAGTTCAAGTAGTAGACCAAGCAATACAATTTACAAGTAATTTAGATAGCGCATTCGTAGTTAATGGTGATTTTAGCTCATTAAATCATAATTTATCGGTAGAATTTATAACTGGTAGTTGGTCAGGTAGTAGCAATATAGGGGATTTACCTTTATCAGGTGCTGTATTTTACCCATTAGTTGATTATGGTAATGATGGACGAGAAGCATATTTTGCTTTAGACCCAAGTGGTTCATTACCATTTATACAATTCAGTGGTATTGCTAATGCTACAGGCTCAATCGATAACGAATCAACACCATTACAATACCAACAATTATTACCAGCAATTAGAGCTAAAGAATTATTAGATGTAATATGTGATCAAGCAGGATTTACTTATACATCATCATTTGCTAATTTAGAAACTGAAGCATTTAAAAATGTTTATGTGTTAGCTAAAAGTAGAGAAACATTAGGTCCTACATCTGCGGGTGCATCAAATGAACAAATATCATCTTCATTATCAGGTAATCAAGCAATTGGTTCACAAGGGTCATTTGCACAATATGAATTAACAATAGAGCATATATCAACATTTGATCCAAATAGTAACTTTAATGATGGGACACACAAATATGTAGTACCCTTAGCTGGTGCTTATAATGTTAGTTTTTCAACTAACTTTGATGTTAAAATACCTAGTGGAGGAACAGCTAGATACAGAACAGGAATAAAAGTAATTGATGCAGCAACAGGGGCAACATTAAGATATTTAGTAGGTCCGTTTACATATAATTCTAATCAAAATGTAACGCAGGTTGGTGCATTTGAGATACCTAATTTAAATGTAGGTGATACATTAGAAATGGTTTTAACATTCCAGAATAATAGTAATAATTCTGTTGCTGCAACTACAATATACGATGTAGCAGATACATTCTTTAATGTTATTGGGACACCTGTATCATATGCAAATGCACCTATTGATATGGCACAACAATTTGATGCCAATACTAAAACATTAGATTTATTTAAAGGGTTTTTAGAGCAATTTAATATGGTTGCTTTTCCAACTCCAAACCAAAATCAAAGTATAACATTAGAACCATTTGATACTTGGATGCTTAATGGTAGAGTAATCGATTGGACAGATAAATTTGATACAGCTAAAAGAATATCAATTACAACACCTATTGCTGAACAAGCAAAAGAAACATTTATAGGAAATAGTAGTGATAATGATAGATTCAGTAAAATTACTCAAGATAACCAACCTAACTTACCATTTGGAACTATTCAATTAGTATCAAATAGTACAGTACCTCAAGGCACAAGAAAAATAAAAACATTCTTCTCACCTATTATTATGGGAACAATGTTAGCATCAGGTTCAGTAACTACAGATGGTTTACCAACTTATAATTTAAGTGTTAGTGATGATTATTTACCTCATTTATATAAATTTGATAATTCAGGTCTAAAATCATTTAACTTTAAACCACGTATAGGATATAGATTACCTAATAACGATTTAGCTAATGCTGCTAGTGGTAGTATTTACATAGGTGACCCAGGAACAGCAATCCAATATAATGGGGGGGTATATTCTACAATTGCCAATGTATCAGGACTAGGTAATCAATTAAATTTATTTAACTTACACTTTGATAACACATATACTCAATTTATTCCTGATGCTTCACCTTATGATGTAGCAGAAAATGTAGCACAAACAGCTTATGAATCATATTGGGCAAATTATATAGCAGGATTGTATTGGAATGAATCTAAAAAAGTAACATTAGATTTATACTTTACACCTGAGGAATATAAGGATATAAGATTAAATGATAAAATTAATATTCAAGACCAACAATATAGAATTAATAAGATTAAAGGATTTAATTTACAAGAACCAGATGTAGTAACAGTTGAGTTACTTAAATTATACCCAGTGTTTAATGATGTAACAACTGCGGAAGCACCATCACCAAGTCCTACTCCAGCACCAACTCCTACACCAACACCTACACCAACACCGGTTCCAACGCCAACGCCTACACCTACTCCAACACCAATAACTTGTAGAACAGTAGACTTCCAAGCAGTTGGGGGTTCAGGAGCAAGAGCAACATTTACATTCTTATGTTGTGATGGAACACCAGAAACACTAGATGTAGAAGATTTTGCAACTGAGACACGTTGTGTTCAAACAAATACAATTGCATTGATCGCTGGAACTGGAACCTATATAATTGGTGGGGTTTGTGCAACATCTTGTTAATGAGAGATATAATTAAAATATTAAAATTTCAAATTGGAGAATTCATTATATGTGGTAGTTTAGCTTTGTATTTACATGGTTTATTAGATGACTACAACCATGAAGAAATAGATATTATAGTTAATTTGCCTGATGATAAATTATTAGCAATACAAGATGATGTTATAATAACTCCAGTTAATGCTTTTGGAATGAAGCAAGCTGGTTATAGAATTAATAATGTGTATATCGACGTTTTTAACCGCGAACTACCTGATTACGATACAGTTATTGTAGATGGGTTGATAGTTAAAATTAAAACGTTATCTGCGCTTAAACAACATTATTTGTCATTAGATATGAATACAATAGGGGGACATGACAAGTTTAAACAAAAAATAATGACAAGGATAAACTTGTTTAAATAAATATTTATTAATAGTATGGCAACACAAACTATAAATTACGACATTAATGTTAATGCGGGTGGTTCAGTAAGAACAATCCAGCAAATGGAACAAGAACTTAATGAGTTAAATAATGAAATTAAGGAAGTTGGTGTTGGGTCAGAAGCATTTAACAAGGCGGCAGCTAATATTCAGAAATTAGAGAAGGAATTAAATAAAGCTAATAATGCCGTAGAAGGATTTACATTAGATAAAAAACTAGAAGCTGCTGATGGTGCAATTAAAGTTGTAGCAGGTTCTGTTGCAGGACTAACTGGTGGTTTAGGTTTATTAGGTATTCAAAGTGAAAGTTTTGATAAATTAACAGCACAGGCTTCTAGTGCAATCGCCTTCGGTATGGGTCTTAAAGACATAAGTGAAGGATATAAACAAATTGTACAATCCGAAGCCGCAGCAGCTATAGGAGCAAAACTATTTGGTAAGGCAACCAAGACAGCTTTAATTGCTACCGGCATTGGGGCATTTGTAGTTGCTTTAGGTACTGTAATAGCTTATTGGGATGAGATTGTAGATTATATTTCTGATGCTAATGGTGAATTAGAGGAACAGAACAGTTTACTTGAAAATCAAATATCAGAAGGAGAGGTACAGTTAGAGTTACTTAGACTTAACCGTAATGCTGCTCAACTAAGAGGTGAAAATGAAGAAGATATTGTAGCCGAAATTAAAAAACAGTTACTACTAGAACAAGCGCAATACCAACAACTAGTAGATAACCTTACCGTTCAGCTTGAAAGAGAAGCAGCAGCCTCTAGAGAGATTACCTTATGGGAGAAAATTAAGATAGGAGCTTCAATGGCTGTTGGAGGTGTTGGCGCTTATGCTTCTGCAGTAGCTGATGCTGTATCTCCATCAGAAAAAGTAGCTGAATTACAAGAAAGATTAAACGAAGCTAGAAAAGGAGCAGCAAGTATTGATGTACAATTAGCCCAGCTAGAAAAAGAAAAGACTGATAGAGAGACTAAAGCTTTCGAAGAAAGACAGGCTAGAGATAAAAAAGATGCTGCAGATGCTAAAGCCGCAAAAGATAAAGCTGATGCAGAAGCTCTTAGGAAAGAAAAAGAATTAGCAGACCTTAAAAAAGAAATTAGAGATGCTGAAGCTAATACAGTAGCAGAACAGAGAGCTAAAGAATTAGAAGACTTACAATTACACTATGATAATTTAATT